CTGGTCAGTTGAAGGTTAGGGTCGGATCCACCACAAGGCGAGATGCATGTGCCGGTTTACGCGATCCCAGGACAATGTTAAACATTTACGATAAGGAATTAAGGGAACCTCGTTGTTTCGTAATTAACTGTTTAAACACGTGGATACCCACCACCAACCCAACTGCAATTAAGATGTACTAAGAAATACAGTCGTATCTGTTTCTTACGCTTGAGACAAAACTCTCGTAAAAATCGAACCGGCGTGGCCAAACTTCTTTCTTTATTTAATACCCAACTATGATCACAACCTTATCCCAAACTACTAATACCTTTACCAGGTTAATAACCACTAGTATAAGAAATACCATTTTGATCATTGCTTACATTTACCAATTATTGAAAATTTGGACACCCACTTTGAAGAAGAACCCAGTTGTTAAGAAAATTTACCCTGCCATAATATCATACACCAACCAAGCAATCAATTTGTGTAAGGATCAGATTTTAAAATCAGGAAGAATAACAACCGGCTATGCGTTAGCCGAATTTGACGCAACATATCCTCGACATTGGAAGCGATTATATAAAAATAAACTGTTGGCTTATATTGAGTCACAAAATACAGTTTTCAATATGTTGTATTACAAAATTTTTTCATTTAATATGGAACAATTTGTTTCAACAATTGATATTTGGGCACCATTTCGAAGAGATGAAATTCAACCACCAGAGGTTCTGTTTATCGAAGCTAAAATCACAGGAATCATTGGTACAGTAGCAGTAGAAGAGCAATTTGAAGTTCATACCACTACAACAACACAGGGTTTAAATGCAGTTCCAACCACGACTACATTAAATTCCATCACCACAACATATCTCACACACATGAAAACCGAAAAACAAGTTGTTTTGCTCGACAATGAAAATATATTCGAACATCTTGTTGAGGAACTAAGAAAGTACACAGGTGATGGATCCACAGGAACATATTCGGTCCTAGTAAATAGAGGCCATGCATTTTTTAACACATTACGGGGTCGAAGGTTTTCCCCAAGAGAAAAAATAAACCTAATACATTTGGCCATTGAGGAACTAAAGGTTCCATTGCAGGTTCCATATAATGGATCTGCTTTGCCAAAGTATTAAAGAAGTCTAATTAGATGCACCGCACATTCCTCCAAGTTGACGAAAATTTCTTCAACTGTGCTTGGTGTTATGACCATATCTGATAGACAGACAAAGCGAGGACTAAAACCCGGAGAAAAATATTATTCTGCGATTGCCAATGTAGGTTTTTCAACACCATTTACATTGCCATTAACAAATTTGCAAACTTTTCTCCGGTCTATCGATGAACGACTGTTCCACATCAAAACGGAAAAGGGGTTAATACCACCACCTAATCCGAAGACAAGATTCGATAGTAAATTAGGGAAATATCGTGATTCCTTAGTGTTAAATGTATTAAAACAATTGGAGACCAATGCGCCAATGAGATATTCTGATGATGAATTCATCAAATACACTCCCGCCCCTAAGGTCAAATTGTATAAAAATGCAATTAATGAACTACAAGGAAAACAATGCAAACATTCTGATAGCTATATCGGAGTATTTCTCAAATCGGAAAAGACCGCATGCAACAAGGATTGGGTTGCACGGCTTGTAAGTCCAAGACACCCACGTTATAACAAATGCTTAGGGCAGTTCACAAAGAAGATAGAACACCTTTTTTATAAAGCAATTGATAATGTATGGGGCCAGCCAAGTGTAATGAAAGGGTACAACGCAAGGGACGTTGCAAAACACATAAAACACTGCTGGGACGGGTTCAAAGCTCCCG